CACGATGTTGCCATTGATATCTCGCGAGCGACCAGATGAAACGATCTGATTGAGCCGTTCGCGATCCGCCGCCGCCGCCTGCGGATCGACCCATTTTTCAGCATTGATCTGACGAGCGATGACGGCGGGGTCAAAATTCGGGTCTAATTGCTGCGGTGCGGCATTACCTGCCGCCGCGCCAGCGCCAGCGCCAGAACCAGCCGTCACCCCCGGCGCCGTCACAGTCGGTGTCGTCGGCGATGGCGCTCCGCTAGCCGCGCTCGATACGCTATCGGCATGACCGTTCAAGGCGTCCATCATCAGCTTGAGTCGCTGCGCCTTCATCTGGTTTTCGATCTGTGCGCCTTGGGTCTGGGCCTGCTGCAAACCGATTTCCGAGTTGGTCTTGCGGTTCGCATTGGTCGCCGCGATTCCAGTGAGCGCGCCCTGCCCGACGTTGATCCACGGATTCATCGACGTTCCGCCCATGATTCCCATCCCAGCGGAAAGCATGAGTTGGCGAGTGTCCGGAGACAGGTTGAGGCCGAACAGGCCGGTCTTGCCACTTTCAGGCGTCGGGACGTGATCGGGAAATTGCGGAGCCGAGACTTGCGTCGAGGGTGGCGGGGCGACAATTCCGGCCGGAGCGGCTGAGTTGTCGATCGCCGCCGCAGCGGGCGCGTTCGCAATACCTCCCCGCCGCCCCACGCTGTCATAGGCGAGCGGATCGAGCCCCGCCACGGCGGTTTGAGCATACTTCGCCCCAGTCATACCGTTGACGTCGGTCGCATCAGCCCCGCCATTGGCGAGCGTGCGCCCGGTGAACCACATCGAAGCGGTGTCCGGTAGGCTTCCGGTCTGCTTGAAATATTGGCCGAGTTTGGCCGACGCGACGGCCTCCTGAGCCTTGGGATCGGCCAGGAACTGCGCGGGCGTCATCGGTTGGCCGAGAATCTCCTGCGTCCAAGACGGGATGTTATTGCCCATGACCTGGAATTTGCCATAAGCGTGATCAACACCGTCCTTGGTCTTAACTTTCGGTCCGATCGCCTGATAGTTCCCGCCGCTCTCGATGTTGCTGGAGATGCTATTCTTCAAGGACTCGATCGGATCGCCGCCGGGCTGGATACCGCCCATAGTAGAGGCCACGCGGGGAGAAGACCCGACAAGACCCATCGGCGGCGCTACATCGGGCGTGGCGCCCAAATCGTCCGGCCGAACAGGCGGGATCGGGATATCAGTTGGCCCCGCGTTATCCGCCATGACGGGAGACGGCATTTGCGCAGCTATCCCAACAGGCGTCGGTGTTTCATGTGCAACATTCGGCGCGGGCATTTGATTTGCGTAGGCGGCGACGTTCGGCTGCTGTTGGCCCATCTGAGGCGCGGCGAGTTGAGAAGCCGCAGCAAGCCCGGTCGGCGGCGTTTCCGCAGCCGCGAGCAACGACTCCGGCGACAGATCGATCGCCGGATCAGTCGGTACAATCCCGCCATCATCATAGTGAGGACGTCCGACAATTCCGCCCTGCGCAAAACTTCCCAGCGGCGCGATGCCCTGCGCAAGGTTCTGCGTGGTCGTAAACGAACCATCTGACATCTGTTGCGGAAACACGGAATAGCTCGCCGCGCCAGCCGGCCTGGCGGTGCCAACTGGCGTCGGCGCGATGCCAGTAGATTGGCCCATCAAAAATCCGGCCGGATAACTAGCCGGATTAGACGACTTTGCGCCCGCCCCAGCGCCCCATGACACCGAGCCCATAGGCGTCGGCCCCCTAAACATCGGCCCCGCACTGCCGCCTGGGCCGACCCCAGGAGCGCCCCCACTTCCAGCATCCCCGCCTCCGCCAGGACCATTTCCGCCAGTGCTCCCGCCAGGACCACCCGTGCCGCCGCCCCCTCCGCCCCCTCCAGCGTCGCCGCCGCCTTCAAAATGGGGACGTCCGACAATACCACCGCGCGCCATCGCTCCAATGCCGCCCGCGCCCAGCAGATCGCCGCCGGGAAGCACTCCGCCTTGCGCCGCTGCGATTTCCGCGTCCTGCTGCGTATCATTATAGGCATCGCCAAGGGGCGAATTCGTAAAGGCGTTGCCGATACCCTTTCCTGCGCCCTGAACGGCTTTCGCCATCTGGGACATGCTTTGAGCGTCCTGCTGCGGCGTAGGAGGCTGTATCGGAGCCGGCGCACCCTGCGTCGGCATCGTATGACCAACGGCAAGTTGTCCTGTTGTCGGGACAATTCCACCGCCGCCAACCCCCATCGGACCCGCCGGTGCGGTCGGATCGAAGAATTGCGGCAGATAGATTCCGCCGCCGGCCGCGCGATGCGGGACACGGCCGCCTCTGGCCAGGAAGGAGGCTAACCCGAGCAATGCGCCACCGATCTGGCTTGCCCCGCTTCCTCCCTGCGTCGTGGTCTGCCCGCTCGATGATCCTCCCGATTGCGAGCCGATGCCCTCGACGATATTGGCGAGCCAGCCCGTCGTTTCGAACGGATAGGCTTGGCGTTGCAGGAATTGGTTGTAAGCCGCCGTATCCTGAGCCTGCCTTGTCGTCTGCTGAAGAGTTCCCGCATTAGTCTGCGCATTGGCTTCGGTAAGGGCCTCGCCCTGTGCGGTCTGGCCGAGCTGGCCGAGCATCCCTGACGCTGCGAGTTGGCGCTGCGCCGTGTTCTGGCGAGCCCCGAGATTGACGCCCTGCTGCGTATTGAATTCGCCCATGGCCTGGCCATAATTCTGATTATTGAGATTGGCGAGCGTGGCGTTGTTCGCGATGTCCTGCTGTCCGGCAAGAGCAGACTGCGCAATCCCGGCGCGATCCCCGCCGAACGATCCGGATGAAATCGCATTGCCGCGCAACGAGGCCTGCTGCTGCTGGTTCTGATTCTGAATCTCCGCTTCGGTCGCATTGATGACGTCGGACTGATAGGGCGATTCATATTGGGCGATCTGCGACGGAGAGAATTGCGTCGGATCGATCGCGCCAGCCGATGCGTTGGCATTGCTAGCAGCCCCGGCATTATAGGGGTTCTGGATGCCCGAGGCGGCGTTGACCGCGCCGATTCCAGTGTTCTGCTGATTGTTGATGCCTGCAACCAACTCGCCGCCAAAACCCTGGTACGGAGTCGCGGCGACGTTCTGCGCCTGCTGAGTCACAGCATTATAATTCGCCATGACCTGCGGCGGAGGCGAAAAACTGCCGTTCTGATTGCTTTGGCTAGTCTGCTTGGAGCCGATTGTCGTTACCCCTATTCAGCAGCAATGGTTTGGACGGCTTTGCTCGCCGGCCGGTAATTGTAGAAATTTCCGCCTCGCGGCAATTCCCGATCATAAAGCCGCGCTTTGGCAGCAAGCCTCACATCAGAAATAATCCCGATCATCAAGTCGAGCCCTGTTTCTTCGCTGCATTTCTTAGCGAACCGAATGAGCCTCTTTGCATAGTCGGAACGTCGGCAATCCGCCCTTACGAATGCGAACGCCTCGCCAAGCTGAAACTCATCCGAGTAATAGATCGGCTGGATTTGAAGATAGATCATCGCCTTGAGATTGTTCGACGGGCCGATGACGCCAACGATGGCTTGATCGCGATTGCACCCACGCCAGATGAATTCCTTGACCTTCTCTTCCGAGAATGCGTGCTGTCCATTTTCAGCGTGGAGTAGGCACGCAATGCGAAACATCTCCTGATAGTCGTCAACGCCAGCAATGCGGATGTCGTTTTCGATGTCGATTGGAGCGGTCACTTCGTTCCGTCCTTGACGGGACCGGGAAGCTTCTTCAATTCGGCTATGTTCCTCTTGCGCACTTCCTTGACAAAATCGTCCAAAATGGCATGACCGCGATCTAAATTACCCATTCCTATACGTCTAACATCTTCAGCACTAAGTACGTGCTCACCCCCCGCAGCCATGATATCGATCGGCTCGCCGTGATCATGCGGGACCTTGCCGCCCTTGGACTTATCGAGTTCAGCTCGCATCATGTGGTGCTGCGACGCAAGACCTGGGATCGTTGACGATCTCGCAAGCTTTGGCGTGTCGGCGCCGTAAGGGGCCTTATCGGGAACCAGCGGAAGCGCATTCATCATCTTGTTCAGCGCGACGTGTCCAGCTAACGAATTGCCCTGCGCGCCAGGGAGCCCAGAGACCACGTCGGCCGGCACGACATAAGAGCCGGGCGGGACACTGATTGGCAACGTGTCCGTGCGTCCAGGGCCGGTATCGATCAATGGCCCGACGACGCCGCCACTTGCGTAATGTTTCCTCTTTCCAAACGACAGCGCGAAGTTGGCGGCGAGGTTCTTTGTGCGATCAGCGCCAGCCATTACCCTATCTTCCAATTCGTATTGTCCCAATAGACGGGGGCATAGTTTGTGCCGCCGCCGACCACCGCAACGCCGAAATTGGTAGCGGCGGCAACGGAGCTATCCGATACGAAGGCCCGCGCCGGAGCCCCGACAGTCGGCAATGTCGCCACGGTGTAGACGCTATCGACGCCGAACTGGACCTTTGCCGCAGCGGTCAAGGCATTGACGGCTAGGACCAAATTTTGCAGCGTAGTCACTACGGTCTGGACGCCAGCGGATGCTGCGCTCTGACCTCCGAATGGATCGCCTTGAGCCATTATCCCAGCCTCCCATCCGGAGCCGTTCTCACCCGCAACCCGCCAAGCCGCCAGAACGAACCGACGTCATTGCTACTGACGGACATGCTCGCCAGCCTCCCGCGAAACCTCACATTGAGGAATGAAGGGTCGCCGAATTTCATGACATAGATTGGCGTCGTCGAGGTCGCCGATTGGGCATAGGCCGCATAGGTGAACGAGATGTCCACCGATGCGCCCTGCGATTGCCCCATCATGCCGAACTTCATGTCCGGCATCACCAGGTCGCAGAACGAATAATCCTCGCCGTCATTGAGTGCCCAATAGCCGGTGGTGAAGCTTGCCGCGAGCGCGGAGCCATCCGCGTCGTTGGACATCTCATGCTGATAGATGTAGTTCGAAACGGAGTCCGCTCCGATCGGAGGGCCAAGCCCGGATTGATCGATCCACGCCGATCGCCCGAGATAGCCATAGTCCCACGCCGAGAACTGCGGGGTGAATTTGACATAGGCGGTATTGGCTCCCGTTCCGCCAGCAACGGGAAAGTACCAGGTCACCTCTCCGAATTGCGAGTTCGCAGCGGCGCGGATGCTTTCAAGATTGTTCTTGTCCAGATTTTGGAACACGAAATCCCAAACCGTGCATGGAACCGGAACCACGCTTCCTCCTGCCGGTAGAGCGAAGAAAGCCTTCTGAGACATCCAGAAAACCGTCGTCCCCAGCACGCAAGCCGCGAACTTTGCGATCATCCCGCAGCCGCTCGCCATCTCGCTAAACCCGAACACCAGCGGAGCGCCAACGAATGTCATCGACCATAGGTCAAGATCAGTCCAGATCAGCGCGTATTGCGGACCTTGAAGGCCCCCGATGATCCGCGATCCTCGCGAGAGCCTGTATGTCCCTGCAAGATTTGTCTCCGAGCCCCTCCAGACCGTATAATCTCCTGCGCTGCACCAATTGATCAGCAGCGGGTCCTGAATGCCCAGCACGCTCGATCCATAAGCGATGATGATCTGCGCCGACATCGAGACGAACACGCCGGTATTGGCGATCGGCGCCTCAGAAATCATCTGGGCGTTGAAAAGACCGGACTGTGGTTGCCAGACAAAGATTGGTCCATTGTCGGGGTTGGCGACTAGAGAACCCCCGAAATTGTCCAGGGTATAGTCGATCACCGTAATCGGCGTTCCCGTAACGGCGGGAGGCGCAACGCCAGTCCCAAAGCCCCCGCTCCCAAAGCCGCCGATGCCAAATCCCGTCCCAAGAGCAAGCGGCCCAGGCGTAATGTAATAGAGTATCTGCGCATTGCCGCCATTCATGGAAACGGTCGTTCCGGCATTGGCCTGGTTCGCCGCATTGATGACGAAGGCATTCGCATTGGTCACGCTATTGACGGTGTAGAATCCGAATAGCACAAGACCGGCGATTGTCGTCGAAAGCGTGATCGGGAATGTGTCTCCTACCGAATATCCATGATCATTCAGCGCGACTGACACAGCCGACGAACCATTTGTCGTCGTGAATGCCGGAACTGCGCCACCGTTGGTGACTGTCCCGGTTGCTGGAGATGCCGCTACAATGTCATACGCATCCGCAGAGATGGCCTGCGAGACGTCGTAAGCTCCCTTAAGAATGATGCCGCCGATGCTGACCGGCACATTGATCACGATGCGATCATAGATTGTGGCGTTGCTACCGACATCCGTGACCTTGACCGTGGTAGATGCGGCCACCGTCGAGAAGCTGACGGCGGGATTCGTCGTCGTCAGTTGTGGTGTGATGTCCTTGAGCGATCCGGCGGTAATGACGTCGAGAGACTGTGTCGCGCCAACGCCAAGATGAAGAATGCCGGACAGGTCTTCCCAAGCATGAAGGGCAGTGACTTCAGAGCCGATGGCGACTTGATAGAACTTGGTCCAGCCGCCAATCTTTTGGGCGAGGCCGGATGCAGGGTCCCATCGGATCAACTGCGTCGTCTGGTAAGCGGCAGAATTCAGCGAAGGCGTCAGATTGGTGTTGACGCCGGGCGTTAGCTTGACGGTTACGGTCGGCATTTAGGTTCGCGGCGGATTGTAGGCGTTCGGTAATTGCGCGGTCCATCCGGTGGAATAGTACTTCCGCATCGCATCTTCCACCCCGGCCGAATCCCTAAGCTTGGTGTACTGGTCCTCCCAACTCATCGCCATCTTCGGATCGTCGGACTGAGCCCCGAAATTCATCTTAAATCCAGACATTTGGATCATCGACGCCGCAAGGAACAAATCCGGCAGATAGGTCGATATCCAATTGGTATCGTTGCTCTGAGAAATCGGCGTCGGCCGCACCGTCCCGATGATTTCAATGTTGTAGACGAGGTCAGGATAGGGAGCGACGAGAATTGACTGATCCGTCACCATTGCAAAATATTGCGGAACGCCGGCGACGCCCCCAGCCGTTGGCGAAGATCCATAGATCGAGTTCATGAAAGACAGGCTTTGGATCGTCAGTTGAACGCGCGTCGCAAGGTCGGGGTTCGTCACTCCGGACGGCGTCAGAACGTTGATGTCCTGCAACGTATTATAGACTGGATTAAGGGCGGATAGATCGACGGCGCGCGTCCCCGGCGTGCATGCCAGTGTCGAGTTTGTCGTGATCGTGTTTAATAGGTTGAGTTCGCGCGTGATGCGATTGGTCGCATAGTCGATGCACGACGGAAGGTTGGCGAGAAAGTTAGGATCGGCCGGACCGAATTGCGAGAGAAGCGCGAGTTCGGCAAGATAGGTATCGTA